TGGGGATGTCGTTGAAGGTGATGTAGTCGGTCGTGCCGAAGCGCTGCGGCTCTCGCGGGGAGAGACGGGCGATCGTCGACAGCGACTTCGACGCCTTGATCATGCCGTCCGCGAGGTTGCGGGGCATGAGGACCTTGGCGTCGTTTGTGCCGAAAACGGCCATGACGGTGTTCCTTTCGGTTACCCCTCGCCGCCGCCGAACAGCGTGCGTACCGCGGCGCGTTCGTCGTCGACCTTCTGGGGAGTGGATTTGCCCTCGTTGCGGGCCTGGTTGCCTTGCTTCTTCCGGTCTGCTTCCCGATCCGCGAGGCGCTTCGCCTGGGCGGTGAGAGTGGACTCGTCGGTACCGGTGAGGAACAGGTCGCGGTCCTCGGCGCTGATGCCGTGCTTGGCCGCAATGTCCGAGCGAAGCGCTCGAGCTTCCGCGGCCGAGTACTTGCCTTCGAGGTCGGCGAGCTTCTGCTCGACCGTCTTCGCGCCCTCGGCCTTCGCTTTCAGGTCGTCGTAGTCCGCGTACTTCGCCTTCTCGCGCGACACGCGCTCCTTGACGATGCGGTCGACGTCAGCCTGGGTGAGTGTCGCCTGCTCCTGCTTGCCGCCCTCGCCACCGCCGTCGCCGCCCTCGCCGTTGCCGCCTTCGCCGCCCTCGATGAATCGAAGCTGCGGGCGCCAGTACAGCGGCTTGAACTGCGGGCCACGAGTGATGGTCGATGTGAGGTTGGACATTGGTGCCCCGTTTCTGTGCCGTCGCACGTCAGACCGGCCTTGAAACGCGGCCGTAGCGTTCTCCCCAAAAACGGGGAAGTGTGTGAGCTACCCGTGGTCATCCGGGTAGTTGCTGTTCAGGTAGTCGCGGATCTCCGCGCGCTGAGCAGGTGTGCGGCTCCTGCGAGAGGCCATGTACTGGATCGGGTCAGCCTCAGGACCGACATCGCCGCCACGGAAGACCGGCTGCGCAGTGCAGTGGCAGTGGGGATGCGAAGCGAAGTTCGCTGTCGTCGACTTGTAGACGGCACCGCGGTCGGCCAGCATGCGGCAGAACTTGCAGCCACCAGCTGCGATCCGCTGCCACCCGACCGCATCAGGATCACGAAGCCGGTTTGACGTGATCGTGTCCCGATACGGACGTGCGGACTCGAGCTGCACGATTTCGGCCAGCCGATCAGGCGTGCCCGCGTCCCCTTTCGAAAAGTCGTCGAACAGCGGTTCAGCAGCCCAGGCGATGCCGCGGCGAATCTTCACGACCCGGTCGGCGATCGTCATGTCGACGGAAAACGACGCCCGAGCACCGGCGGCCGCGCGCGTCTCCTCGTAGAAGTCCGCGGCGAGAGCGGCCGAGCCCTCCGCGTAGTAGCCGATGATCGCTGGCACGTCATCGAGCATCTGCAGGCGGCGCTCCTTCGGAGACCCGGTCGTGCTCGAGTAGAGCTCCTGAGCCGTCGCCACAGCCGATGCTGTGATCAGCTGCAGCGCGGCCCGCTGCTCAAGCCCCGACGACATCAGCAGGCGCCGGCACAGGCAGCGCATTCTGAGGCTGACCAGCACGCTGCGCCAAGGCCGCGACAAGTGCACGTCCCGCGGTGCGCTGCTTCTCAGCAAGCGCTTCCTTGATCTGCTGCTCGTCGAGGCCGATGAGCTGCAAGCCGACACGAGTGTCCGCCAGCCAGGGCACAGCTGCGAGCTGCTTCTGGCCGGCATCAGCCTGTGCCGCCTTCGAGAGGTACAGAGGCGATCGCCAGTCCGGCACGATTCCCGAGTAGCTGGCTGGGATGCTCGTCTCACCGTTGCGCATGGCAAGAGCACGGCTGAGCGTGCGCCGGATCGATACCGACCAGTCCTCCATGGCGACCTCCGCCTTGGCTACCAAGGAATCGCGGCCTTGCACGTACGAACCCTCTGAGGTGGGATTGGCCATGTCGGTCAACGCGAAGTCCTGATCGGGCAGGTCGAACTCTCTGGCAGACAGCTTCGCGAGGGCGTTCAGCTGGGCGAGGTGCGGCTGGGGCGACTCGGCAGCGAACTGCTTCACGTCAGCGCGCGCGTTGGCCGGATCCGCGTCTTCATCGTCGGGGACACCAAAGACGCGACCCATGGCGACTTGCCAGGACGCCTTGTAGTTGCCGTTCTCGTCCTTAAACATCGAGTCGCTGCCGCCGAGGATGACCATCTTCGCGATCGCGTAGATGTCCATGTGCGCTTCCGTGCGGAGCAGCGCACGGACTGCGCTGTCCTGGTGGGAGAGTGCTGGCCTGGTGATGCGGGAACGGCCCATACGGCGGCCCGCACGTGGCTGGTGAACCATCGGGTCGACTGGGACACGGAAGTGATGCTCTGAGCGCTCGATGCTCCAGACGCCGTCAACTTTTTCCCCGCTGATCGTCTCGCCGGGAAGGTAGAGAACGAAACCGGTCACGGCGTCGTTGTCGCCCCGCGACGTAACCGACAGAAAACTGTCGAGCTCACGCTTTCGCACGTTCCAGTCACCCGTGGCGTTCAGGGCATCGCGAGCATGAATTAGCGTCTTCGGCTCGCCGGGAAGACCCTGCGTCGTAACTAGATATGAGACGCCGTTGACCAGCGAATCAGTGCGCGCTTGCGACAACTCCGACATGAGGAAGTTGTCGTCGATGAGTTCCTGAAGCCCAAGGCTTTCCAGGTCCCCGCCGTTCCACACGAACCGGTCGATGTTGCACCGGTTCGCGAGACCATCTACGCCCTTGCCGACCCAGCCGAGCACGAGTGCCAGATTCTTGTACTGGGGAGGGATGACAGAGCCCACGGTGCTCACTGCCCGCTTGCCGTCGTACGCGTTCGAGCGCATCAGGTTGCGGGGAGCCTTGTCCGCGAGCTGCTTCACGAGTCCGTTGAGGATGTCGCTTTCAGCATCGGAGAGGTCAGACGGCCGGATCAGCTCGATGGTCAAGAGAGGATCACCGCCTTCCTGGTTCCGGAGCGCCGAGTTGGTCGCTTCACGTTTTCGTTCTGAGCGCCCCAGAGAGCGAGTGTTTCGGCCACCGTGGGTGTGATGTCGGACGTGGCGTCTTTGCGGTTCCATGCCCAGGCGCCGGCCAGTGTGCGTTTGCGGGCGACCGAAAGGGAAACGTTGGCCTGAGGTTGGTCGGTGTGCCGCAGCGACTTGTCCATGACGGCGTCGAAGAACTTCGCACAAGCGATCGCCATGTCACGCCCCTCAGCGCCCGCGAGGGTCACGACGATGTCGGTCCCAATCAGGAAGTGCCGGTCATGCCTGGTTTCGACGAGGCCTGAAAGCTCATCAGCGACGACGGCGTGCAGCCGGTTCTTCGACGCACGCTCCTTGATCCAAGGGATCACCCAATCGACCCCGGTCTTCTGCTCATCCATCTCGACATGCCAGCGGCCATCTGGCCGGCGCCCCGACAGCGCCACTGATGCGCGGTTACGGTCAGGGGCGACGTCGACGGCGAGGGTGAGGCGCTCCACAGGCATCGATGCGACGTCGGCGATCGCCTTCCACGACTTCTCATCGATGACCCGCGGTGACTCGTTCGGATCCCAGATGCCGAGCCCCTCGCGGCGGAACGAGTCCTCGTCCGTGAGGTTCTCGCGCATCCGCTCGATCGACTCAGTCGGTGTGCGCAAGGGATACGACGGGTTCGCCTTCGCCCACTGCGCCCGGTCGTCGGGGTCAGCGTCAGGATCGCCAGAGAACTCGACGTACGCGATGTTCGGGTTCTTGCCCGAAAGCGCCTTCGAGCGGCGGTTCGAGAACTCTTCACCCGGGTCCGTGGGGCGGGGCGGGGTGCCCATGAAGAACAGCAACGCGCCGGCTTCCTGCGTGGACTGGTTCGCCGCGGCGACCATGTCCTCGAGCGCCTTTGACGTAAGGATCTGTGCCTCATCGAAGACCTCAGCGTCGACCTTGTCGAACCCGCGACCGAAGCCAGCCTCCCGGGCGCCGAACATGATGACGGAGCCGTTGCGGAAGCGGATCTCCTGCTCACCGTTCGTCGCCCGAATCGAGAGGACGTGCGGCCAGATCTTCTTCTTCTTGACCATGCCCTGCAGCGACGCGAAGGTCATCGAGGCCGTGCGGGTCCTATGCGCCGTCCACAGGGCCGTGAAGCCCGGGAAGAGGATGCACAGGACGATGATGATCATGCCGACGAGGAAGGTCTTGCCGACCTGGCGCGGGATCGACATAACGATGCCACCGACAGTGGCGGCGTACTTGCCGTTCTTCCGCTTCCCGAGCGCGATCGAACCAACACCGTGCTGCCACGGGTCGAAGTCGACGCCCATGTCCCGGGCCTTCGCAACCACCCGTGGCCACGCCGTCGTGACGATGCCCCTCGGGATGACCAGCTCGCGAGCTGCCTCAGATAGCCGAGGCGTCGAACTCGCCATCTCCGACTTCGGCATCTGCGCCTGCCTCCTGCGCCTCACGGGCATCGATGGCGGCGATCTCCTTGCTGAGCTCCTGAAGACGACGAGACAGGGCGGCGAGATCCCGCGGTGGGCAGTTTGGGTCTTCCACCGCCTCAGCAACACGAGTGCGGAGTGATACAAGCAACTCGCGCTGCGTGCCGGTCGCCGCAGCCTCAGTGACCGACTTCGGGGCAGGTGCAGGGACCGGTATGTCGGCGTCGGTGACCGCTCTGATATTCCGATTCCGAGGAACAGCCATGGTCACCGCCTTGTGGAAAAAATGTCGGGGGGAGATGCCGCCTATCCCCGGCGGGCCCGGAGGGGGCGGGGGGGGGGGCGCTCCCCCTGGGGTAGTTCGATGGTCGAGATACTCGACTCTGCCAAAATGTTTGACGTCAGCCGAGTACGCCTGATCGCCGGACGATTGGGGCGACCAGTCGGGCCCGCTTGGTGCTGTTGCAAGTGCGGTGTGCGGCTGCTTTGTTGCCGAGGGTGTCGGTGCCACCTTTGGCGAGGGGGATGATGTGGTCGACGACGAAGGCTCGTGGGCTGAGTGGGTCGGTGATGCTGTAGTCGATTGCTTCGCCGCAGATGTGACAGCTAGCCCTCGTGGCTTTGATGCGAGCTCGGTCTCTCTCGCGTTGTGCTGTGTTGCGTGGCGTCTTGCTCATGGCTCCCGAGGCTGTTGCTAGGCCCAGCGCTGCATGGCGTCCCATCGGGCGCGCCACACTGTGCGGTCGAAGGCGGTGAGGATTGTGGATCCGTAGGCGTACGACCCGCGGCAGACGAAGCATGCGCGTGTGGGTGGGCTGCTGTTGCAGTTGGGGCAGTAGCCGTGACGGAGTCGGTTGCGTCCGCGCCAGTAGGTGAGCCAGCGCTTCATGGTGCCTCGGTGAGCGAGTCGACGGAGACGAGCGCTTCCCGTGTGCCGTCGAGGGAGAGGAGTCGGCGTGCGTGCCCGTCGTACCCGATGACTTGCCATGCCTCGCTGGCGACTGTGACGGTGGTTCCGATGGGGTGCAGCATGTGTCCCCGTTCGTTTGGTAGCCGCCGCCCGGGTTTGC